GGCACTGCGGCCACCGGCGATGCCGACAACGTGATCGGCTACGCCATGGAGGCCGTGGACAACAGCGGCGGCTCCGAGGCCGTCCGGATCGCCATCGAGGTCGCCTAACCAACAACCCGAGACCATACGGAGGTGGAAGAATATGTCTGAGGAAATCGCAAACGTGAGCACCCCGCAGGAGATGGGTGACCTGCTCAACGTCAACGCCCTGCGGACCAACGACCTGCTCCGCAAGGACGAGTGGCAGGCCCTGGACACTGCCGTTGTCGAGGTGCAGCGGCAGCGCCTGAACGGCATTGCCGACCTGCAGAACCGCGGTCTGACCCGCAACCTGGGCGGCCTGGGCGTGCTGATCGACCAGTACGAGCAGATGTCCGACATGGGCGGCGCGGACGTGGACATGAGCGGCGAGGCCGAGGGCGACGAGGACACCGTGGCCTACAACCTGGCCAACGTCCCCATCCCCATCGTCCACAAGGGCTACCGGATCAACAAGCGCCGCCTGGAGGCTTCTCGGAAACTCGGCCAGGCCATCGATACGACCCAGGCCGAGGTGGCGAGCCGGAAGGTGCGGGACAAGTCCGAGGACATCCTGTTCCGGGGCGCGTCCGGCATCGTGGTCAACGGGAACAGCCTGTACGGCTACACCAACCACCCCCAGCGCGTGACCGGGAGCGTGACCGCAGCCTGGACCGACGAGAGCAACCGGGAAATCCTCGCGGACGTGGAGAGCATGCTGTCCGACGCGGACGCCAAGTTCTTCTTCGGCCCCTTCCTGCTCTATGTGCCGACCTCCTACTGGTCCGTGCTGCGCTCCGATTACAAGAGCTACAGCGAGCGGACCTACTTGGAGCGCCTGCGGCAGTACAGCGAGATCGCGGATGTTAAGCCCGCGGACGTTCTCCCCGCGGACAACATCGTGATGGTCCAAATGACCCGCGACGTGGTGGACCTTGCCATCGGCCAGAGCGTGACCAACGTGGAGTGGATGAGCAAGGGCAACATGGTCAGCCACTACAAGGTGATGGCTGCCTGGGCCCCGCGGATCAAGTCCGACTACAACGGCAGCTGCGGCGTGGTCCACTACACCACCTAGTGCTGAGGTGACGCGAGATGAGTAAATACCGCATCAAGCCCGGCTGTGGGTCGCACTCCCGGCGAGAGCGAGGGGCAAAAGTGACCTATCAGCCGGGCGGAGCGGCCTTCACGCCCTCGCAGCAGGAGCTGGCCGCCATCGGGGACAAGCTGGAAAAGGTTGAGGAACCAAGGCCCAAGGCCGGGACCAAGAAGCGTTCCAAGTCTTACTTAGGGGTGCCCAATGGCTGAACGAGTCACAGACCAGGAGGTCCGGGATATTTTCGAGACGGACATCTCGGACCTCGCCCCCTTCATCACCGCGGCCAATATCACGGTGAACGAAAACCTGTCCGGCCAGGGGCTGACGGATGCCGCGCTCAAGGAGATTGAGCGGTGGCTGTCCGCGCACATGGCTACCGCCCGGGATCCACGCACGAGCAAGGAGAGCATGGGCGACGCCTCGGAGACCTATCAGGGCGATTCCGGCCTGGGCCTGGACAGCTCCCGGTACGGGCAGATGGTCAAGACCCTGGACCCCACGGGCCGCTTGACCTCCCTCGGCAAGCGCAAAGCCGGGATGTGGTTCTTATGAGGCTTTCCAAGTTCTACACCTCAACCGTCACCTATTGGGGGCCGGGCACGCCCGACGGATACGGCGGCACGACCTGGCCCGACCCGGTGACGATCAAGGCTCGCTGGGAGGGCCGAAACGAGCTCTTTGTGGACGCCGAGGGCAAAGAAGTCCGCTCGCAGTCCGTCGTGTATCCGGATCAGGAAGTGGGGCTCGGGGGCTACCTCTGCCACGGCGAGAGCACGGCGAGCGATCCGACAACCGTAGATGGGGCGCTTGAGATCAGGGCAGTGCGGAAGGTGCCGAACCTTCGGGGCACGCAGGAGATCATCAAGGTATGGCTGTAAATAAGCACGGCCTGGACAACATCCTGGACAACCTGAACAGCGAGATCGGCAGAATCCAGGGGCTGAACGAGCAGGGCTTGCTTTCCGCCGCGCTTTTGGTCAAGGGCGAGGCGCAGAGGCGGACCCCGGTGGATACCGGGAATCTCAAAAACAGCGCCTACACAGATAGCGAAGGCGGGAACGACCCGGCCGCCGTAATCGGCTACCAGGCGAGCTACGCGCCATTTGTCCACGAGGATCTGGAGGCCCGGCACGATAACGGCGAGGCGAAGTTCCTGGAGCGGGCCCTGAACGAGAACCAGGACCGGATCATCCAGACCATCCGTAAGAAGGCCAGCATATGAACCCGGCATCGCAGGACCTCAAGGACATTCTCGTTGACGCGGGCGTGGGCACGTTCGCCGGGACATCGGGCTGGGCAATCTATATTTCGCAGGAACCGGCCTCCCCGGACGAGGTGGTGACGCTCTACGATTCGGGCGGGCCGGAGCCCCTGTATCTGATGGATGACACGGATCTTTTCCGCCCCAACCTGCAGGCCAGGGTTCGGGGCGCGGCTGGAGGCTACCTTGAGGCCTGGGCCAAGGCGCAGGAGGTGGCCGACACCCTGGGGCAGCTCACCCCGCAGACGATAGGCGGCACCTGGTATGCCGGAGTGTGGCAACAAACGGAGGTGACGTTCCTCCGCTACGACGATAACAACAGACCGGTCCTAACGGTCAACTTCCGCATCAGGAGGTATTAGCGATGGGAGCCAAGCGGATCCAAATCTCCCCCGATGACAGCACCTATAACGACCTCCCGGGGCCGAGCGGGACACGCTCGCTGAACGGCGAGGAGATCACGGACACCATCCTGGGGCAGTCCTTCCAAAGCACGGAAGCCGGGCTGATGGATTGGTCCATCGACTCTACTGCCTACTACAAGGGCTTTCCGGGATACAAGGCGACGATCAAGCGGGCGGGCACCTCGACTTCTGTGACTGGTGAGAGCCTGTCTCAGCTTGAGGGCCAGACCTACATGGTGGACGACTTCACCAAGAGCCTTTGGAGCCAGGACGCCACGGTGACGGTCTATGATGACGGGTCGGACGTGACCGACCAGGTGGACAATATCAATTACCTGTTCGGGAAGGTGACCTTCAAGGACGGCTACACCGTGACCGGGGCCATCACCGCGGACTTCAGCTACTTCCCGCTTGAGGCCATCGCCAAGGCCGGGGATATCACCCTCTCCATGACCGCGGAGACCAAGAACACGACCTCCCGGGACGAGGTGCAGAGCAACGGCGGATTCCGGGTCTACGACATGGGCCTGCGGACCGTGAGCCTGGAGCTCGGCAGCTTCTACGACGCCTCCAACGACTTTTTCGCTGAGCTGACCGGAAGGGAGCAGTGGATCATCGAAGTGAATCCGGACGGGAACCAGAAGTCCGTCGCACGAGGTTATTTTCGTCTCACCTCCGATGAGCTGAGCGGCGAGGTCGGGGCCCTGGAAGAAGAGAGCCTGACGTTCCAGCTTAGCGTCCAGGACGCGAACCAGGTGCCCTTCGATTGGTACCACGCCACGGACACGAGCCTGCCGCAAGCAATCCGGGATCTGCTCGACACCTGGGAGGAGCAGGCCACGTGCTGGACCAAGTATCTCCCGGACGGGTCGAGTGGTTGGAAGGGCGAAACAGTCCCAACGGACCTGTCCTTGTCCAGCACCATGGACGGGATGAACGAGTTTACGGCCACCATGCAGGGCACCGGCGAACTGACAACCGTGTAAGGGAGAATTTATGAGCGAGCAGCAGTCACAGCGGGACAAGATCAGGGCGGCCACGCTTGGCAAGTCGAAGAGTCTGGGGTCCGAGTCCGTCACGGTCAACGGGGCCCAGATCGAGCTCCGACAGCCAACCGTCAAGGTCCGCAATGATCTCCTGCAGGCGGCCAAGACCGAGGACGGAGACGTGGACTTCAACGATTTCCTTCTCCGAGGAGTCATCCAGTGCGCCTACGTCCCGGGAACGAACGAGCGCGTCTACGAGGACGCGGATTACGAGACCCTAGCCGGGCAGCCCACAAATAGCTTTGTGGACGACTGCTCGGAGGCGGTGATGCGGCTGATGAACGTCACCCCCGGAGCGGCTGAAAAAAACTCCGGGGCGACCGGGAACGCCAACTCCTCTTCCAAATAGCGGGAAGGGTTGGCCGCCCGGTCTTCGAGCTGGAGCGGGAAATGCCCGTCTCCGAAGTCATGGAGTGGGCGGTGATCTTCAAGTGGGAGAGCAAGGATCAAAAGCGCAAGTAGTCATTCGTGGTGCCACCAGCGAAGCGCTTTTCCCGTGATGTATGATGTGAGACCGAGGGCAGTGATGACGCCGCCGGCGGTTGTCCACGGTGTGGTGAACACGCAAAAAACGCCGAGAAGCATAGCGAGAACACCGCATAGGATGATGAGCTTATAGACCTTTGCGGTTTGCTGAATCGTCGTTGTCATAACCCCTCCATAAAGGACTGCTCATGGCACTTGATCTGGGGACCCTCTACTATACCATCCAGGCGAACACAAGGCCTTTGCGTCAAGCGAATCAAGCCGTTGATCGTGCCTCCCGTCGCATGACTTCCGCACTCAGCGGAGTCACCAGGGCCGCGTTTTCCTTGCAAGGGGCCTTTGCCGCTATCGGGGCCGGCTACCTCGGGTATCAGTTCATAGAAGCAGCGTCGCGAGCGGAACAGCTGAGAGTGCAGCTTGATACGTTGACCGGCCGGGGCCAGGAGACGTTTCAGAAGCTGAACAAGTGGGCCGCCCAGATGCCGGTCAACACTGAGAAGGCCATTGACGTGTTTAAGCGCCTGCAGGCCATGGGCCTTGATCCCACACTCAAGACCATGACGCGCCTGACCGACGCCTCCATGGCCCTCACCGGATCCACGCAGGGATTGCAGCAAATTTCCCGGGCCCTGGGTCAGATTTCCGTCAAGGGCAAGGTCAGCGCCGAAGAGCTCAACCAATTGGCCGAGGCCGGGTACAACGCCCGGGAGACGCTTAAAAAGCAGTTTAATCTGGCCGCGCAAGATTTCGATAACCTGGCAAAAACTTTTCGGGAGAGGGGCATCTCTACGCAAAAGGTCGTGGATACCTTGCTTCGGGACATGGAGCAGAAATTTGGCGGCACTTCCAGAGCCTTGGCGGACTCCTGGAGCGGCCTGATGGCCCGGCTCCAGCACCAATGGTGGAACTTTCGGCGCGAGGTCATGAAGTCCGGGCCTTTCCAGGCAATGAAGAAAAGCCTGGACAGCTTCCTTTCGTATCTGGAGTCGAAAAAGGGGCAGATGCAGCTGCAGGAGTGGGCCAAGAATACTGGCCGAGCCATTGTCAGCGCTTTTGAGGCCGGAGCCCGAGGCGTCCAGGGGTTCATGAAGGGCCTGAACAGGGCAGAGTCCATGTTCGCTGCCTTTTATCAGCAGATGCTTGAGGCCTCTGCTTGGATGACCAAACGCCGCATCAAGTTTGTTGAGTTCGGGCCTACTGACGAGAAAAAACTGCAAAAGCTCAAGGATCACCTGAGCGATATACAAAAACGGATTAAGTCCGTTGAAGGGTTCGGAACCCAGCAGCTAATCAACAATCAGCAAATAGATCAACAATTCCAGCCGCTTTACTCCTGGTTGAACAAGATTGAGGGGGCGGCGAACCAGAACGCCAGGGCGACCTCAAAGGTCACTGAAGAGCAAAAGCAGTTTTTCATGCAGCTGTCCCGAACAAGCAGCGAGATGAGGAATAATACCCAGGCCACAAACGCGAACACGAGCGCTTCCAACCGAAACGCACAGGCCAAGAGAAACCAGGCTTCTGCCTACCAGCGCGTAATCAATCGGCTCAAGGATCAGATCAAGCAGCAGGAGATGTCCGAGAGGGAGTATCAGAAATACAGCGCTATCCAGGATGCCGAGATAGACAAGTACAGCACCAAGGCGAACAAGATAAGGACCTTGGTTGATCGCCTGCACAACATGCGAAACGCCAACACGCAAATGGCCGGCAGCTTGTCGGAGACAGCCGGAGCCATGGACATAACGGCGCGGGCCAGTATGCGCATGGGCGACGCCATGTCGTCCAGCATCCGCAGGGCCAAGAAGGCCGCCAACGAGGCCACCGTGGTTGTGGATAACCTCGGCCGTAAGGTCCAGCAAATCGGGACCGGGATGGGCACAGTGTCGGGCTCTCAGGCCAATGCCATGTTCAAGTTTGCCACGCGGGACTTTTACAACACCCCGACCCGGAACACTCCGCCCCCGAAGCAGGGCCGCGAGCGCAAGCTCTATCACATGTATGATCGGATGACCGGCTCGCCATTGCCCCGACATGATTTGTTGGAGTTCCGAAAGAACCCCGGCATGCC